GCTTGCCCTTCTCGGAGCCAACGCTAAAATCGTGTAATTGCGAATGGGACATCTTGAGCAGCCCCCGGTTTCTCGAATAGAGTTTGCCAGGGGCGTGCTCCGCGATTTGCATGGCGGTTTGTTGCGCAACACTTTTAGCTGGAATGGTCGCCTCCCATGTGCGATGCAATTCTTGCACATCTTTCGGTAAAATCAGACAACGACATTTCCCGCTTCATAAAGTTGCACGGTTTACAACATGAAACCGTATTTTCCTTGGAATATCCAAGATTGTTATCAACCCTGTCAATGCCATTCAACACGATCTCCTCGAAAACCGTTCGCTTCACCTGCGCCGGACTATCTCCACAATAAAAGCATGAAGATTGAGTGAGTCTTGAAAATTCCTCTGGCGTCAATGAAAAATCAAGACCTCTTACGATTGCACTTCGTCTTGATTCCCCAAAAGACTTTCTCATAGTAGCGCCAGGGCGTCTCATAGATAAACGTCGGCGCGCCTTTACTTCTGGAGCATGTTTATTGCAGCCGCAACTTGTGGTTCTTCCAGACTCAAGACTACTAGCTACCCGAACCACACTGTTTCCACAATCGCATAAACACAACCAAGAAATTTGCCTCTTCGAGTTTCTTCCATACTCACACACAACCTCAAGTTTTCCGAATCGCATTCCAGTGAGGTTATGCGCATTATGATGAAAGGTTCCCTCTGGGACCGTAATGGGTCGCGGTCCAGAGGAGAGACGTGTTTGCGCCTTCGATACTGATGGCATTATTGCACCGAAACAGAATACTCCAGAATCACCTTCAAGGTTCCTGTTCCTGTAGTGAAGGCTCCGGTTGCATTGGTGATGTAGATGGGCTGATTGAGCACGTTGGCCGCAGTAAGGACCGCATTCAATACGCCGCTTTCATTGATCTCCTGCATAGTGGTTCCCGACGTAAGGAAAGCCGCAGCAACTGTCGATGCAAGAGCATTTGTGGCTGCCGTTGTACCATATCCGACAGTCAGAACGCCTCCACTCGCATAGGCTGTGCCGGTATTCTCGTCAACGAGAGTAGCCTTCAGCACGTGATAAAATAGGCCGGCGCCGGGAGCGGGAAGCAATTGAACCGGAGTTGCATACAGAGCGAGAATCTGGGCATTGGTCAGAGTCACGACCTGCCGCTGGACACCCATGCTTGTAAAGTATTGAGTCGCCTCAAATACTCCACCATCCGATGCCCTCACCACATCTCCAGCACCATGCGCGTAAGTGAAAGTCGCCGTCAATACGCATTGCTGGTAACTGTTCGCCTGCCCAGTTGTGCAGGATGCCGAACTCGGAGTGACAACCTCATAGGTCGCGCCGGAGCCGATTGCGAACGGAGGATAGGTGGTGCCTGAAAATGGGTAAAGAGGATACGCGCCCACGCCGGTAGAGGTTTTTCCGTAATCCAGCGTGATTGAGTAGCTTCCCGAAGTTCCGCCGCCAGCACCAACAATAAGCGCCGGTCCGCCATTGGGTGTGACTCCATAGGCAAAGCTGCTGACATTGATGTCGCTGGCGTATTGGCCATAATACTGCGCTGAAACGGGCAGTGAAGCCAGAAGCAACGCGCCGATAATCAAGAGTGTCTTTTTCACGTCATTCTCCTTGGGCGTTCTGCCCGGTTACATTCCGCCCAGTGCTGGGCCTTCCTCGTTCTCTGATTCGCCATGCTGGTGCTGCGGTTCTTCGGACTCTTCGCCGAGAAACTTGTCCATCGCCTCACGAGCCTCGTTTGCGGTGTTGTGCTCACCATGGTCCGTATGCTGTCCCTGCTCATCAATCGAGTGGGAGTGGGCTGCGATGCCGTCGTGATGTACGATGTGGTGCTTGTCGCCGTCCGTTACCTTGTGGCCAAGGTGCGCAAGCATATGCAGATGGTCTGGATGCTCTTCGCGGGTTCCGTCGGGATGCTCTGTGTGGAAAGTCCCATCGCCGTGATCGTGGACGTTGTGAATCTGATCGCTTCCGCCGTCGCTCTTCTCTTGCTCTTCAGTCGATTCGTGCGGTTTGGTTTCGCCATGCGGCTTGGGGATGTAAGAGCTATTCCGCTCCCCGCCGCGCATCTTGCCAAGTCCGTCAAAGCCATCTCGCGCCATTATTTTGCCTCACTTTCGGTCGATTCCGGTAATGATTCCACCGGAGCGGGGTCCGTAACCGGGATAGGTTCCGTAACCAACGTAGGGTCCGCGACACTCGGCTCCTGGGGAATCTGCTCAACGCCGTCCCTTGTGAAGGACTTCACTCCTAGTTCTGAAGCGTTGGGATTGAAGTAAAGCGGCTCCTGGTGAACGACATTCACGCCGTCCGCCGGAGTAGGCTCTCGAACCACAGCCGGAGCGGAATACGTGGAAGGCGGAATATCTGTGATCGGGATCGGTCCAACCGTGTTCTGAACCAGATCGACGCTGACGCCATCCTGGGCGGTAGGCTCAAGCGGAGCAGCCTCCGCGAAATACTCATCGAGTAGCGCGATAAACCGGGCCACCAAGTGCGGGTCACGGGGCAGAATCAACTCATTCTGCAAGAGTTGTGCGAATTCATTCACCTTCATTTTGTTCTCCAATCTTAGGTTGCAACCCAAACGCCGCCTCTGTCAACCGGCGCACATCCGCCGAAGACTTGGCCTTGATGGTTGAATCATCTCTCTTTTCCTGGGGTTGTGTCAAAGGAATCTTGCGGAGACGCTGAATTTCTGCCTCAAGTCGAGCATTATGGGAGGTTTCTGTACTCAGAGTTCCAAGCGCAAAATCACGTGCTTCTTTCAGTGCCTTAATCTTGCGCTTATCGTCCTGTACGCAAATGGCCATAATCGCAATCACCACCAAAAGAACGAAGATCACTGCCGCGCTGCCCATGCTGACCCCTTTCTCGGATTGTTATCCTGCTTCCATTTTGCCATAAGCACGCTCTTTGCCGTCATGTCCGCCTTGGGACTCAAGCTCTGATAATACTCCTGTTGCCTCACTTGCAACGGTTTGGAGGCTGGACGCCCAAAGATTGCATACAACCCATACCCGGAACCCTGAAGCGGAGAGTCAGACCCGTCGCTCGAACCTTCGATCTGCTCCACCCTCTTAGGGTCTGACTTTACCAGTGGAATCACCCGGCGCAACTGCTTGCACTTGTCACTCACCATCCAGCCCGGATACTCCAACGGGTGCCCACTTGCATCCTCTCCGTACCTGATCCGCTTGGCCAGCAATTCCCTCATCAGCGTGTCGCGCCCCAGCTTGTCCCTTGTGCTCGGCAGCGGTATTGGAATCCCCTCGCGCCGCAGAACCGGCGTCATGCGCTGATTGACAGACCGCATATCCGCGCCCATCGTCGCTGTTGCCTTACTGTATTCCGCATCGAAAGAATGTGTGAAATTGATGAACTGCGGAATCTCCATCTTGCCGTGCTCGTTCTCTTCGACCGCCCACTCCGCAATGTGCTCCGCCAAGTCTTCCGGCTGCTCATGTTGGGTGTAAAGCTCATCGTATGTGTAGACTTCCCCGTTTGGACCCATGCAATGCTTGTAGTAGCTGGCCGGATGCTCATAACCCCAATTGCCTGAAATCCAGCGGCGATACCAGTCCGGGAACCGAACGCTGCCATCCTTGAACACGTGGATATTCTCATCCCACACGCCTCTGAAGTATCCGCCAGCCGCCCCCCACAAGCCGAACTTGAGCGCATCGCGCACATCTGCCGGGTACGCTTCCAGATTCTTGAGGAACGTCGGATCGTTGGCGAAGATGGGGTTGTCTAGGTATGTCGCCGGAAAGTAATCGTAGTCATCCGGGTCAAATGCTGCCTTCTGACTATCGTCCATCCCCATGCAAGGAATGCCCTTGACGAATAAATCCTCTACCCACATCGCGCCGATACCGATAGGATTGCCTGCACCATACTTCCGAGGCTTATCGCTCACTGGGCAGCGATTCCAGGCCGCAACGCTGCTCCACTGTTTGAAGGTGAACTCGCAAAGCTCATCGTAGCCCATGTGGAACCACTGGCCCTGCCATCCCCACACATCATGCTCATACTGCATCGACCCAAACTTGGTCGTAGCACCGTTGAGCCAAGTGACCTGGTTCTTTCCCTCGTTGTACTGCTTGTAAAGCTCCCTGGGAAACGACTCACGGAAGCGCGTAATCACTGTTGCCTCAAGCATTGGGAACGTACGCCGAAACAGGATCGTGTGGACCTTGGGACCATCCTCATTAGAGAACTCGTTGCAGGCTTGAAACTGCTCCATCAGCATCCCCATCGTCTTGCCGGGTCCAGCCGCGCCGCCCATGAACCCGTATGGTGCCGCCGAAGCATGGAAGCGGCATTGGAACGGGTATGGATCGTATATCTTGCGCGTGTCGATAATGAAGCGGTCTGCGCCGGTCAGCATATCCTATCCGTGGTAGATGATGAGACTGCCGGACGTGGGAGCCGTGGCAAACAGGCCGCGCACCCAAGGCACAGCGCATGAGATCGTAGCAAGCGCACCTGCTGCGATAGACGATCCGAGAGATGCGTACAGCGACGCGCTATCCGACGGGGCGGCTTGCA